TTAATTCTGGCAACCTTTTGGCAACCTTTGCGAAAAAAGTTGCCTAACTTTATCATCATTTTTAGCTTGATGCACTTTTGATAGGTGCGTATAGATCTCTAGTGTGGTGCTTACACGAGCATGCCCTAGTATTCTTGCCGCATCCTGAACGTCTACGCCAGCCTCATACAGCAACGTAGCAAAGTTATGCCTGAAGAAATGTGCTGTGAGAATCGATGCCGGAATGCTGCTTCCATCATACTTCACCTCCTTTGTTTCGATGGTATGATGCGCATTCTTCCCTGCGTTCATTTCTTCGATTTCAAGGTTTGCTTTTGCCACTGCGATCATCAATCGCTTCCATCTGCGGTCATAGGTTTTTTTAGGCAAGAAGCTTCCGGTAAGTTCTCCCTGGATAATGTAAGTGGATCCAAATCCGCGGATGGGGGAGAGCATGGCTTCCAACTCTGCTGCCATCGGTATTGTTCGGTGAGATGTTGCTGTTTTTAGATCTCCCACGCTGTTGGTAACATAATCAATATCACGTTCGATCTTAATTGTTTTAGTCGAGAAGTTAACATCGCCCCATTTCATTCCGAGCACTTCTCCTACTCGGCAGCCAGTATAGTATAGCAAAGCAAGAAGCAGCCCTTCTGGATGTGATCCTGCAACGCGCAGTACTGCCTCGGTTTCTTGCTGCGTCAAAGCTCGCCGTGATTCTCCTTTTACACTTGGAGTTTTCAGGCCAACAGTTGGGTCACGGTCAATTAATCCTTGGGTATAAGCTGTTCTGAAAGCCCCGGTTAGTATTGCCTTGATATATGTCAGGATAGTTGTGCCCATTTTGGACTTATCGTTCATGAAGGTTTGCAATTCCGTTGCGGTTATGGAGCGCATCTGACGATCGTTGAAAGCTGTAAGAATGTGCGTCCGCAATACGGAACGATAATTCGATTGGCTGGATGCGCTCACTGTTGGTTTTTTATATGTTTCATACCACTCTTTGCAATAATCATCGAAGAGCACATCGCGCTTCAGTTTTGTGCCGCCGATATAGGTCCGGATCAACTCTTCTTTTGCCTCATCAAGCTCATGTTTTGTACGTCCGGAGACATATTTTATAATGGGCTTCCCGTCTGCATCATGCCCTACTACAACCTTCGCCCGGCGACGCTTATCAACTTTTTCGGATAGCTTTTTCTTCTGCGCCATGTTGCACCTCTCTGATCTGATACCGATAGTATAATACAACAATTTCATGCTGTGCGTATCAGCTTTATGTTTTGTGTTGTATTATAATCACCCAAAAATGTTACATCATGGTATAATTGCTTCAGTGGCCATAAATTATGCAGAGGATCCTCCGCGCCGACACAGGAGGAACCATGTCTAAGCGAGTATTATTTGTATGTACCCCTGCATTGCAGTCCGTTACCGTGTTGGCCGATGGGTGCCTGGTCATTAACTGCTACCACATCTGCAAGTGCCTGAATGGGCGCGGCGGCGGCTGCTTGCTTGCGCAGATGACGGAGGACTAAGGGGTTCATCACGTAGTTGATCAACAGATAGCAAATTCTCGCGCTGGCGCCGGCGCGGGAAAGGAACAATTGTGTAAAGCATACAATAGAGTGCATCATACAGCGCTATCTGATGCTGTGATTCTGCCGTGCAATGCACGAAATGCCTTTGAATCTTTGCTGTATATCAAAATATCTTTCCAATATTCTGGGAAATCCAAATGCTTCAGAAGAACAAATGGATTTGCAATCAATAGGGCTGAAATATCCCGAATAAGAGCCATTTTCATCTGCTCAAATGGAAGCAGGCTATAGATCGCGAACACAAAAGCAAATGTACGGTTTCCATCAAATTCACCTTGCAGGAATGATGGCAGCTTTGCATAATCTGAAAATGATCTATTGTAGAATCTGCCTCGGTGTGCAGCTGCATTGCGAGCATCAACGGCACAACGAAGCCAGCTTTCTACATATGGACGGGATACGTGGTAGTGCTCGTCTGCAATATGATCTGCGTCCTTCGATTTTAGATTTTTATAAAGCTTAGAAAGTGTATCAAAGGTTGATGATTCTACTGCAACCCATATTGGAACTCCTTGCTGAAATGCATCTCCATATATGGGCCAAAGTTTTCTACGGTGGTGCAATATTGAAAGATCTTGCGAACGATCCATCAGGTCATCAATATGCTCAATGAACAAGGCATGATAGTATGGGGCTTTGAAATTTGCTGCATCTCTGTAGCCGAGAGGACCATATTGCTTCGCGTGCCAGTATGCGATATAACTCCGAAGAGATACTTCGATCAAGCCTGTATAGCGAAAAATTATCTGACGGAACTCTGTGTCAAAATCATAGAGGATGCAGATATCGGAGAATTTTGTTCCCGGATAAAATGTGTCATCACTTTTTCGCAAAGTAAGCGAATATGCGCTTAGACGGTAATAGTTATGGGTAAGCAATATTTTTTTGGCAAGCTCACGATCTTCGATAATCAACCCCCTGGAAGTTAGAAGATCTACTTGCTCATCCAGATTCAAAAAAGGCTTTACAACTTCCATATGCTCTCCTAAAATGCAAAAGCCCCGCCATGTTACGCATGCTCCGAAAATCGGAACCTAGGCTCGGCGGGTTCTGTTGAGTCTATTATATGTGGCCGCCGCAGGATTGTCAAATAAAATATTGTAAACTGATAGTGAATTTGATATAATGACCAACTCGCGCTTTTGCCGCTTCAATGCTTCTATGCTGAGACGGCGCAATTTTAAAAGCATTCAAGAATCTGATGAGAATCGGTCTGCTCTGGAATGCCTTGACTAATCAAAGCAAGGAACTGCGCTTCTCCAATAATTGCGATATTGCAACCATCGGCGTTCAGATCTTCGGCGCGGCGGTGTTTCATGCTTTTTTCAGACCCTTTTGTAGCTTCTAAATTCTGAATACCAACGACAAGGATGTTGGTTTTTCGCGATACGCTCTGTTTTACGATAGCGCCTGCAGTAGTAGCAAGGCGTTCTGCTTCGAGGCGTGACATGCTTGTGAGTTCACCGGTGATTACAATATGCTTGCCTTGCAAAGTTGAACATTCACAGGGAGACAAATTTGGAACGACTTCATTTTTCTTCGAAACATGCAAGCTGGTATCTCCACATGAATCGATAGGCGGATCGTCCAACTTATCAAGCAACGTAAGTGAACTACGCAGATTAAGACCGCATTTATGCATTAGTGTATCGATGCTGTCAGCATGCACTTGAGCAGCCATCTTTACAGTTATTTCAGCACAGGCCACTGCATCAGCCATGGAGTCATGATGATTTGTGAAATCCACACCAAGGTGAGCGCATACATTGGGCAATGAAAATGATGACATTGATCCGTGATAGATTCTGCGTGCAGTACATAGGGTGCACCCGTATTTTATATCAATAGGATCAACGTTGCTTTCTTTCATTGCAGCCATAATTGCGGACATATCGAAAGCTGCATTATGCGCGATTACTTCGTACGCCATTAGATAGGGGATGATTTTATATAGCATCTCACCTAGAACCGGCGCATATTGGACATCCTTTTCGCTGATTCCGTGAATTGCGGTACAGAATGGATCGAACGGAATCTCCGGATTTACTAAGGAGGAATAAACAGGTTCAAACTTACCAGCTGAATACCGAACAACAGCGATTTGGCAAATACTGCTGCGTACATATCGACTTGCTGTTTCGACATCAATAGCAATGAAATCACGCATGCGAAACCTCCAAATAACAGTTATACGTTTCGATTCTTTCCGAAGAACACCCTGCCGCTTTTCAGAATCCTCCTGTATCCGCATCCAGCTGCGAACTCTTGATTCGGATGAATGCATTTCCGGGCATCGCTGCATTCATTGAAACTGTTACAGCAATCAAACTCTGCTGGGATCACATCAATCGTTTCTTGCATTAGGTGCATGATCAATTCAGTATAGCTTCGAATATCATTTGGAGATGATAGGTCAAACCGGGCGAATCCATCATCCTGAATCTTTGAAATGGGATAGTTTTGATGGCGCACATAGCGATATTGAGCCGCGAAGAAGCTAACCTTTTTTCCAAATTTAAGACGAATAATTGTGGAGCTTTTGAGCATTATGGATGCATATTGTGCACCTAAATTGAGCCTAAGCCATTGTTGAGGGATATTATTACGCTCCATGACATCATAAAATGATGGGAGCAGAAAATCGAAAGCTTCTTGCTCGGAGCTGATTTGTGTTGGATTCGAGAAGAAATCAATCTGTTCCATTTCGATCACTTCTCCTTCGCCCTCTCAATATGAATTAGCGCCAACACTGCTTCGCGTACATCTTCCGGCAGCGCGGCGGCGAGTTGCTCATCGGTCATATGACGGGCAGAGTTACTCATAAGCCGTTCCCGCAGGTCTGCATTTAAGTTGACAGCTGCAGTAGGCGGATTCGGCACCTCAGTAACACCAAATAGCCAATCCAACGAGACATTGAAGCGTTTAGCATACCAAAGAATTGTCTCGGAGTCTGGATCGCTAGCATTGCTTTCATAACGAGATATAGTTGCAGGCTTTACATTAAGCTCTTTTGCAAGAGCTGCCTGCGTTATTCCTTTCTGCTCTCGTGCCTCACGCATGCGATTTGCCAGAGCCTGCATAATATCTCCTTTAATGAATAGTCAGATGGATATAACGTTATTTCGTTTCTTTTGCTCTCTCAATCCGAATTAGCGCCAACACTGCTTCGCGTACATCTTCCGGCAGTGCGGCGGCGAGTTGCTCATCGGTCATCTGCTTAGCGGTATCGGTGGCCCTGTCATCTACAACTACTTCTGCAGGATATATGATTGGATGCGGATCATCTGTGAGCCCAACAAGGTAGTCGGCAGATACATTATATGCATTACATATAAGGGCTAGAGTCTGCGGATCCGGCGAAGCGGAACCTTTTTCCCATTGTGCAATTACCTGCTGCACCCTGCCGATTTTTTCGCCGAATGCTGCTTGGGACAGATTTAGACTTTTTCTGAATTCACGAATTCTTTCGGCGAACATATATAAGCAGACCCTTCTTTTTAAGTATATTATACAACCTTGTATTGTACTAATCAAAAAATAAAATATTGTATAAACCGGGTTGACTTGAACAATAAAATATTGTATTATATCAACAATAAAAAGTTGTATAGGAGGTTCGAATGATCAAATGGATGTTTGAGGCTCGAGGAAATCGAACACAAGCTGAGATTGCCAATGAGGCTGGAATAACGCAGCAAGCATATTCGGCAATTGAGCGTGGCGATATGCGGCCATCTGTCGAAACAGCAAAACGCTTGGCAAAAGCGCTTAAGCTCCCCGATTGGATTCGATTCTTTGATGACAAGCAGGCAAGCTGATCTGCCACTATGTTAATGATACCACGGGAAGGCAGAAAGCAAGGTATCAGCCAAGAGCAGGTTTGGGTTGGAAATATATCAGAAAGGAGTAAGCCATGAAACATGAACGATATTGCCCCATTGCAGACGACGACACCCTTTGTCCCCCACTCTGCAGGCAAATGGAGGTGCTTCGAGCAGCACGGGAGACAAAGGAGCTATTAATCGACATCCGGCGGCTGGCAATGGAGGCACAGGCTGTGCTGTTAGCTGCTTGCTCATTTGACTCGGATACGGAGATTGGTAGAGCGCGCATTGATGCGTTAGAAAAACGCCTTAACGCCTTATCCACATATGAGCGTGGGGAAGTGAGTATTGAATGGATTGCACAACAAGTTGCAAAGCTGGCCGCAATTGCAGAAAGCAAGAGCAGCTAAAAAACCAAAGCGGGCATCCGCTGGCACGAACGCCCGCAAGCTTCATTTGGACAATGCTTCGATAGCTGCCTCGATGCTGCTCAGCGCGTAATAAACTTGGCGTGAGAGCTCTTCAAGATCACCTTGTGTTGCAGGCTCCGACGCACATTTTGAAAAAAGTATGTTGGTCTCAGTTCGGAAAGTCTCAACAGCTTTTTGCACGGTGCGGTAAGCATTGGTTTTGTCCATAGTTTTCACCCCCTTTCTAACTCGAATTCTATCATGCGCGATGAAAAGGGGGCAACTGTTTCGGCGAATTAAGGAATTTAGAAGGAGGGACCCTATGCAAAAACGCAAAGTGAGACCTGCGCCGCCCTTGGATGAGCTTGTGCGCGAATGGGTGCGAGACCATGGGGAGGCCATGTCGGTTAAGGAGGCAGCCGAGCTCGTCGGTGTATGTCCACAGACGATATACAGGCGGGTATGGGATGGAAGCCTGCGCATCACGCCTGAAAAACGGGTGCTGACACGAAGTCTCGCCGTGTATGCCAACAGCTTCCCAACGCCTGCACCGCGCCGTAAAAAAGCGGAGTGTGGAGGGAGGTGAAAAGCAGTGTACGGAGTCTGTATTTGGTCTGCGTGTGTGATGGCCGCAGTCCTGATGACCGCCAAAGCGATCAGTTGGATCGAACGGCGGAAAACGCCCATGGCGCGCATGGTAGACGCGCTCCTTGGCCGGGTCGTGTATTTCATGTGCAAGTGAGACCAGAAGAAACCATGACAAAGGAGATGATCGAATGCCTATCAGAGGCAAATATCAGCCAGTTACATACCTTGTGGATGCCCGCATCGCGGCGGGATACCAGTCCCGGGAGGATGCAGCGATTCGTGTGCCGTATGCCGCGGTGACGATCGGCAGGCACGAACGCGGCGAGATCAGACTCGCGCCGGATGACATTATCATCTATGCCAAGGCATACAATGCGCCGGAGATTATGATCTACTACTGCCGGAACTGCTGCCCAATCGGTCATAGATTGATGCGGCCGGCAAGCGGCAGACGCGAACTGTCGCTGCTGGTGACGCAGCTCGGCAACCGTTTGCGTAAGATCGCAGCGGCGGCGGACAGGCTTGCCGATATTGCGGATGATAACGTTGTGGATGCAAGCGAACGCAGCGACTTTGATGAAATCCTTGCGCTAATGCGCAGCACACGCGAAGTGATCGACTGTTTTGAACTGTATGCGATGCTTGCTGACAAAAAGAAGCCCGCGCAATCTGGTGATGGCAGATCGGCACGGGCAGCATCCAAAGTGGATGCGGAGTCTGTATGTTCAAATTATACCGCCGCCACGGCGGCACGTCAACGGCCGCAAGGTATCACCTTGTGATATATCAGGAGGAGAACATGAACGCAAAAAGATCAAAATGCAGCGAGCATGGATCAAGCCTATGCGAATTTTGCCAACGTGTTATCAAGCCTGGGACCGGTGGCCGCGCCAGAATTCCTACCGTCATATCCAATTTGCCGGAGCGCGATGTGCTTCTGCACAGTGCATGCCTTAATTCATATATCGAGTGGGTTGAGAAGCATCGTCCGCCGCTTACGCATATCTTTCCAGCACCTGAGAGCAAATCAAGATAAACAAAGGAGGAGCCTATGAAAATCAAAATGAAGTACCTGAAGGACACGAAGTCCTGCTATGTCTTTTCGGCAGGCGAACCCCGTACCGAAGATCATGTCACTTTATATCTGAAAAAGAGGCAGGTTGATGCCGCCGGCATAGATCCGCAGAATGGCATTGCCGTAACGGTTGAGGAAGGGAGTGCGGAAACATGATAACCATCGGTGTCGACAACGGAAATTTCAATACAAAGTCATCGGATGGGGTGCTGTATCCTTCCGGGTTCACCGCATCGACGCAGCCGCAGATCGGCGATTCGGATTATGTTGAGCTGGAAGGTGTCTATTATGCGCTGGGCGCAGTGCGCGCACCTGTGCAATATGATAAGACGCGCAACGACGATGCATGGATACTGACCCTTGCCATGTTGGCGGCGGCGCTTCGCCGGCGCAATACGGATGAGGGCAGCTTCCGGATCGGCGTCGGCCTTCCTCTGATGGCATACGCTGCTCAACGGGAGAATATGCGGGAATACTTCCTGCGGCGCGGCGGAGCACGCTGCGGTTATTGCGGTACCCAGTATGAGATACGCATAGTGGATTGCGGCGTATATCCGCAGGGGTATGCGGCATTTCTGACGCAGTACAGTGATCTTGCCCCGTATGCGTCTGTTACTCACGTTGATATCGGCGGATATACGATCGACATCTTTCGCACACAGGATGGTAAGCCGGTGCCTGGCAGCATGATGAGCGTACCGCTTGGCACAGTGACCATGCTGCGCACAATTCAGGCGGAGCTGTCCCGTAGCGATATATTGCTTGCGGAAACACAGATCATCACGGCAATGCGCGGCGGAATCGTTGACCATATGCGCATTGATGAGGCAATGCGCGCGATTGATATGGGCCGTGAGCGATATGTGCAGGATCTGTGCAATACATTGCGTGAATATCAGATCGACTTAGAAAGCCCGATCAACCTGATCGGCGGTGGAGCAGCGCTGCTAGAAGATGCGCTGCGCGAACGAATGCATGTTGTCGGTGTAGCAGATCTGTACGCTAACGCGCTTGGGTATAAGTTATGGATGGAGCGCGATGCGAAGTAAACCCACGGATGCAGTTCCGGCTGAACCTTAATGTGCGGGAGGAAGCGGCCTTATATGATGAGCTCCAAAGCATACCTTCGGGCAAGCGAAACAGTGTGATTGTGGCACGGCTGCTTCATGATGGCAGCGCGGCGGAGCTTACCGATGTGCATATTGAAGCTGTCAAAAAGGCGTTGCGAGAAGTGTTTGCGGAGTATCAATTCCAGCGCGCTATCAGCACAGATGGCATTCTTGAGCTGTCTATTCCCGATGAATTGTTTGACACAACACCATTTTCAGGAGGTACAACATATGGAGGCAAAAAAACTTGATCGTGAAGCATTCTGCCGAAAGGCAACCGAAGATCTTGAGAAGCTCCGCCGCGATAAGCGCGACACTGGAATCCAGCGCGCGCTGATGCTGCGCTATTACTACCGTGCTGTCAAGACGCGTGAGATCCGAAGAAGCAAAAACAATAAACGTAGGTGAGGAGTATTTGCTTTGAGGGGCGCGCGGCAGCCGTGTATACGGTGGCCACAGTGCGCGTCCCTTAAAACTAAGTTTGTGACATGATGGCACAGGCGCGGCGGCGCAAAGCGCAATCCTGTGCCACGGTGTCACAGACGCCGAACAATAGGAAAGGGGGCTAAGATCGTGGCGGGGAATGCTATCCCATATTTCCCGCTGAATTGCTCACTTGGGATGGAAATGCGATTTATTGAGGCTCGATTCGGCATTGTGGGGTATGGTGTCGTACTGAAACTATGGTCCCACATTTATGGCGGCGAGGGCGGCTATTATTGCGAATGGAATGATGGAATCGCCCTGCTGTTCGCAACGGAGGAGGCTCATGTAGATGTGTCCACCGTTGAAGAGATTGTAGATGCTGCGCTGCAGTACCGAATATTTGACCGGGACATGTACGCTAGATATGGGATCCTCACATCGCATGGCATACAGACGCGCTATTTTGAAGCCACCAAAAGAAGGTCGTTGATAAAAGTTGTTGATGCGTACCTTTTGGTTGATGTACGCCAAAATACTCCCGATGTAAGCAAAAACAGCGAAATTGCATGCAAAAACAGCGAAATTGCATGCAAAAATGAACAAAGTAAAGAAGAGAAAAGAAAAGGAAAGGAAAGGAGAGAGTTGGCGGCTCTGGCATCACCCGAAGAAGTAATCGCGTTGTATAACGATATCTGTATATCGCTGCCGAACGCTGAATTGACAGATTGGCGGCGGCAGATCATCGCAGATCTGCGAAAGCCTTTGGGCGAATATCAAATGATATTTGAAAAAGTTCAGAGAAGCGATTATCTTTCCGGCAGATCTGGACGATGGACAAGCTGCGGCCTGGACTGGATCCTTCGCGCGCAGAACTGGCAGAAAATCAAAGAAGGCGTATATGACCGAAACGACCGCGATCAGCGCGGCATATTAACAAACGCGCGCAACCATTATCAACGTTCATATACGCAGGATGATCTTAGCAAGATCGGCATCAACCTATTGGAGGAGAGAGTGTGAAATTCGAGGTGTATACAATAACCGCTGGCGTTGAGTCGTCCATCCTGGAAACGAATAAGAGATCAGAAGCGGTAAGCATGTTTCTGAAGATGCAGCAGGGCGAACGCCGCGCGCGGCTTAGGATTTCCGGCCGGCAGTTGACGATTGTAGAAGCGGATCGCTATGTGTTGGATACGCGGCGATGCTGCCGGGGGGATCGCCATGCAACATGATGCAAAAACGCCGGTTTACTTGGCAGGGAAAATTACGGGCGATCCCTATTACTTTACGAAATTCCTTATAGCGGAGCAAAAACTTGAGAATCTGGGCTATGCAGTGTTTAACCCGGCCAGGCTACCACAGGAATGCTTGCCTTGGTTGTCGTATATGCGCATATGTTTTGCAATGATCGATGAGTGCAGCGCAGTTTTTTTCCTGCCAGATTGGCGTGAAAGCCGCGGTGCAACATGGGAGTACGGATACGCGGTAGCAAAAGGAAAGACAATCACTTTCTTTGAAAATGATAAAAAGGGCATGCCATCACCATAAAGGCAAGGGTACGCTGTGTGAAGGAATCAAGCGTCGCCGCGCAAAGGGTTCTCTGCATAATCTCTATGGATAAGATTTTGAAACGCGAAGAAGCGGAGGCAGCGAGCGATGATGGCGCGGCGGAGTCATAGACTGCAGGATAAAGGTGGATGGAATGAATATATAAGGCTTGGCCGGGGTATGTGTTAAAGAAAAAATGCAGCGAACATGCTCGATATGTTTGCTGCATTGCAGGTGATGCTCACCTATGGGATGGTAAATCAATTATACCATAGGAAGGAGATTTCACAATGACGAATGACAAATATAGCGCAGAAGCGATGCTTGAGCAATGTCGTGGTGCGGCAGTGAATACTCGAATCGCAGATGAGCAGATCGAGCGCCTGCAGAGCATGCTTGAACGGGTTACGACATCGCTGTCTTATGCACCGGGGCGGGGAGAACGGCATGATATAGCGGAGCGCCTTGCGGAGATCGATGATATAAAGCAAAGTACAGCGTATGAAATGCTCAATGCAGTACAAACACTTTGGGCAGTGAACCAGATGCTGATACAGTTACCAGAGCAACAGGAAAATGTTCTTCGCGCATATTACATCTTGGCTTTGCCGACGTGGCGGGACGTTGCCATGAGGCTTCACTACAGTGAATCACATTGTTTTTCGATTCGCGCGGCGGCGATACAGCGTATGCAGCAAATGCTTGATTCTGGCGAAGTCATGCCGCCGATATAAATCCATAGCGAATAGTATCTCGCACAATGGTATCCTGCGAAAAAACACAGGATAGGAGATATTATGTTCGAAATCATACATGGAGATGTACTGCAGGTTTTGCCCAAAATGGGTGATCAGATTTACTTTGATGCTGTAATAACGGATCCACCATATTGTAGCGGGGGCGCGACGTTGAGCGCGAAGCAGCAGCCGAGCTCGAAAAAGTATACCAGTACGAAAACGGGATGCCCGTATCCGGACTTTGATGGAGACGCAAAGGATCAGAGATCATGGACAACCTGGATGGTAGAATGGATGATTGAGGCGCGGCGGCGCTCAAAACCTGGTGCGCCGATCTGCATATTTGCTGATTGGCGTCAGTTGCCTGCTGCAACGGATGCATTGCAATGGTCGGGATGGTGTTGGAGGGGGATCATCCCTTGGGACAAGATCAACGCACGACCGCAAAAAGGACGGTTTCGGCAGCAGGCTGAGTTTATTATTTGGGGAAGTAACGGAGGCATGCCGATTGACCGGCCAGTGCCGATCCTGCCAGGAGCATATCGCGTTGCGGCACCGCAGAAGCGTGCGCATCAAACCGAGAAGCCGATTGCATTGATGCGGAATTTAGTGAAAATTTGTGAGCCAGGAGGCGTGATATTGGATCCGTTTGCGGGTTCTGGCACGACCATCGTGGCGGCACTCCTTGAAGGATACAGTGGTTTTGGAATTGAAAGTATGGCTTACTATGCGGACTATGCACGGCAGCGAGCGGGCACAGTTGTAAAAGACAATAGTAAATAATAGCGTTATTCGTGCTATGCTATATGCTGAAAAAGAGGCAAACAGATAGGATGATCGGATTACAGCTAACTATAGCATAATTGTGTGGACATTGGGCAAGGCTTGTGGGATAATACCCATAAGAGAGGGGCTTTCGCTCCTCGCCTAGGGTTTCGCAAGCCATTCAATCAGTTTCTCAATGAGGCTGACCAGCTGAGTGGTGAGTGCAAGAGCGGCGGTGATAAGTGTTAGTTTGGCGACTTGCTTATCATCGCCTCTTTTAATTTTAATTATTGTACATATCACGCGTCCGCGAGACAAATTATGACAGAAACCGATATTGCCTATGTCAAATGGTGCATTGAGCACGACATTCATAAGTTTTATACATGGGTAAAGTGGGAGCATAAGCGCAAGGAAATTCTGGCAAGCGACCATTACGAGTGCCAGCACTGTAAAGCGCAGGGTATTTACCGGCGAGCGACGACCGTACACCATATGCAGTACGTGCGCAAACACCCAGAATGTGCGCTTGAAGATTTTTATGTCTGGAATGGGGAGAAACGCCGGAACCTCATATCGCTGTGCAACGCATGCCATGAAGCGGCGCACGGATACCGCCGCAAAACCGTAAGGCCGATCACACTTGAACGTTGGTAGTCCCCCCCGGTTCAAAAAAATGGCTTTTAAGGGAGGGGGACCGACCGGGGGCAGGCATAGACAGAACAGAGCGCCCTCGCGCACGAGGAAAAAGCGGAAGGAGGATATTGCGTGGCAAAGAGAAAGAAAAACGACCCGTGCCCGGCGGTTTTCAGGACGGATTATGAAAGAATTCGAGAGGATCTGATTGATCAGCTGGAGCGCAATGGAACGGTTGGCGGGCATTATATTGACCTTGTGAACGACTACATGAACATGTGGATCACAAAATCGCAGCTAGATACTGACATCAAGCAACGTGGCGTGATTGCGCCATACACCAATGCTAACGGCACGGTGACGATGAAGAAAAACGAATCTATCGAGCTCGTGCTCAAGGTAAATGGGCAGATGCTCAAGGTACTGGATCATCTGGGTATCAAGCCGGTTGCGGAGGTGTCTCCGGATGCCGACGAGGACATGTAACCCACATATCCTGCGGTACATCAAGGCAGTCGAGCAGGAAGCAGTTCCGGTTTGCAAAGAACAAAAGCAACTGGCTGTACTTGTTCGGAAAGCGTTTGCCGAAGAAGATATTTGGTGCGATGATGCGCGTCTCGAGCGGTATTTGACTCTGCAAAAGTTCTTCCCGTTTCAGCTGCTCGATTGGGAAATATTTTGTTTCGCCCTGCACAATTGCGTGTTCCGTGCGGACGGAATGCCACGATGGCCGGATCTGTTCATTTGTGTGGGGCGCGGTGCAGGTAAGAATGGATATCTTGCTTTTGAGGACTTCGCACTGATATCCCATTACCATGGAATCCAACGCTATGATGTCGATATCTGCGCCAATTCGGAAGATCAGGCGCGTACTACATTCGACGATATATACGACATCCTTGAGGACAATAAAGACCGCCTAGAGCGGTTTTTTTATTGGAATAAGGAGAAGATCATAAACCTCAAAACAAAATCTGTGCTGCGTTTCAGAACAAGCAATGCCAAAACCAAGGACGGCGGTCGCCCAGGCAAGGTGGATTTTGATGAGGTGCATGAATATGAAGATTACAGTAATCTGGACGTTTTCACAACTGGGCTCGGCAAAAAACCGCATCCGCGGCGAACCTTCACTACAACGAACGGAAAAGTTCGAGACGGGGTACTGGATGATTACCTGGCGCAGGCCACCGAAGTGCTTGAGGGCAATATGCCAGACGGCGGGATGCTGTTCTTCATATGCAAGCTGGATAACAAGCAGGAGGTGCACGATGAACGGCTTTGGATAAAGGCGAATCCTTCGCTTCCGTTTCGCCCTGATCTACTGGAGGAAATGCGTAAGGAATACGCAGACTTTCAGCGTGGAAGAAAGATGACGGGCGCATTTATGACCAAACGCATGAACTCGCCGGAATCCGATGTTGAGACGGCTGTAACAGACTTTGAAAATCTGCGCGCGGCGTCGCGGGGGGTGCCGTTGGAACTCTTGGCCGGACGCAAAGCCGTCGTAGGGATTGACTTCACAAAGGTGAACGATTTTGCGGCGGCGGGATTCTTGCTGCGAGACGGGGACATGCAGTACTGGATAGATCACACATGGGTGTGTCGTCATTCAAAGGATTTGGGAAGGATCAAGGCGCCGCTTGATGAGTGGGCAGCCCAAGGGCTGCTTACTTGGGTGGATGATGTGGAGATCGATCCCGAATTGGTGGTGGAATGGATCGTAAAAACGGGCTCAGTATATAGTGTCCGTCAGATCGCATTGGATAACTTCCGTTACGGAATTTTTGCAGCAGCGTTGCGAAAAGTTGGCTTCAGCGCCAAGGAGCACAAGAACGTAAAGCTTGTGAGCGGCCGTGACGTGATGAAGGTTCATCCAATCATTGAATCCATGTTTCTGCGACAGCGCATTGCCTGGGGTGATCCTACAATGATGCGGTGGTATGTGAACAACACAAAGTCCATGCCGGCTGCCCGAAAGACAGCAGGCGAGACTGACCTCGGAAATTGGACCTATGGAAAGATTGAGGGAAAAAGCCGAAAAACGGACGGTTTCATGGCGCTTGTTGCGGCAATGACAGTCGAAAACGAACTGGACGACGCACCGGCCGGCAATATCAGCAATTTGCCTGTGCTCGCATTTTAAGGAGGTGATGAAAACGGGAATCATTACATGGCTGTGGGACAGGCTGAAGGGCCGTTCCATGGAGATCCCACCGGGGCAGTTCTTTGAGTATGCAACAGAATATACTGTGCGTGAGCTGGCATTTTGGGCCGCGGTGAACGTGATCGCCAACTGCATTGGCAAGTGTGAGTTCAAAACGTATCTACGCGGAAAAGAGATAAAGGGTGACGAATGGTATCTTTGGAACGTTGAACCAAACAAAAACCAGAACTCAAGCGCATTCATTCGGCAATGGATCACGACGCTTTACAGAAACAATGAATGCTTGATTGTTCCAACGGAAGACGGACAGCTTTTGATTGCAGACAGCTTCCAACATAAGGAATATGCCGTTTACGATGACGTGTTTACGCAGGTGACCGTCAAAGATTATGAATTTACACGGTCATTCCTACAGAGTGAAGTGCTGTATTATAGGCTTAATAGCACAAATGTGAACAAGCTTTTGCATCAGCTGTACGAGAGCTATGGTAAGCTGATCACCTATGGGCAGAAGTATTACCAAAAGAGCCGAGGCAGCAAAGGCACGCTCAGGGTTCCGGCACCCCAGACAGGCGACACAAAAAAAGAAGAATCGGTAAACTCGTTTCTGGCAAACCAGTGTAGGACCTTTCTTGAAAGCGACAATGGTGTGCTTCCGTTGTATGAAGGCTATGACTACACTAACATCGGCAGTAAAACCTATGCCAATGACAGCACCCGGGACATCCGGGCGATGGTTGACGATGTGTTCGACTTTACGGCCCGTGCATTCACTATGCAGCCTGCACTGCTGCGTGGCGATGTAGCGGGAACCAAGGATGCAATGGAAAACCTCCTGACCTTATGCATTGATCCGTTGGTGGATTTTTTAACAGAGGAGATCATACGAAAACGGTGTGGGAAGGCTGCAGTGCTTAATGGCACGACACTTGTCATCGATACGACGGCGGTCAAGCATGTAGATCTTTTAAGCGTAGCCACTGCAATCGACAAGTTGATCGGGTCTGGTGCGTTCTGCATCAATGATATCCGGCGACTGGTTGGTAAGGAGCCGATTGACGCGGCATGGGCGTGGCAGCATTGGATCACAAAGAATTATGCCACGGTGGAGGAACTGCTGGAGGCAATACAAAATGGGGAGGGACCAAGTTGAAAATGATCGAAGGAGGAGGTGGCCTGTATGCCACTTGAGGTGCTCAAATGGGATTTAAAGCAGGCAATGGACGACCCGGAGGCGTTGGAACTGTACCTTTACAGCGAGGTGACACCGGATAGCTATGACTGGTGGAACGGCAGGATGATAGAAAGCAAAACTTCGCAGGACTTTTTCAGAGACAAACTGGCTGAATATGCGGATGTGAAACGAATCAATCGAAAGTGCCGCCTGGATTGTGTAAACCGAAATTGCCAGGTAAAATAAAAGGTAATGGAGGAAGAAACAATGGCAAAGAAGGAAAAGAGCCTCATGCGGCAGCTGATCGAGGAACGCGGGATC